TATTTTGAGAATACTCATCATCCATCTCTTTTGTTGACACAATTGTTACTCCTGTAAGAGATCTAATGTCTGATAGGATTTCCTGTTGGGGGCGGGTAATAGTGTTGGTAGTAAGGATACCGGTAATTTTGTATTTATCAACGTATTCCTCATTTAACGCTTTAGATAATTCTTCTCTAATTATATGTCTTAATCCGTCTAGTTTCATTATTTAATGTCTAATGGTTCAGTTATTCTTCATTAGTAGTTATTTCTCCTTTTGCCTCAAGCATTACTTTTCTAACATTAGCGGGTTGGGCTACTTTCCAAGCTGTTCTTCTTGCTTTATATAGTCTTGTTTTTGCAATACGAGTAACACTAACAGAATTACTTTGGTTGCCGCCTAAAACATGATAATATGCATCATCTTCACCAACATAAATACCTACATGGCCTCCTCCTTCTCGTTTAAAAGTTAAGATATCACCAAGCATAGGTTCATCCACAGCTGTTCCATATTCAGCCCACGATAAAGCCCTTAATGGTGATTTTACAACTTCTAATCCGGCTGATTTGGCACAATATGCAACAAATAAACCACACCAAGGAATTTCATCATTAGTATACCAAGAAACACCTAATTCTTGTGCCCATCCTAAAATTTCTGGGTTGTGGGTTTTGCCAACAATTTCTTTTACGCCTAGATGCTTTATAGCTTCTACTAATATTTTTGGGGATTTTTCCTCTTTTAGCCAGTTATAACTCATAATATTATTTAAAATATAGATTTGCTTCTGCTTCTCTACGTCTAACAAGCCCTTTTAATGTTTTACCTCCTGCTTTAACCCATTTCATGAATTCAGCTCGGATAGTTTCATCATTAGGATTTGCATTTACTTTTTTAATTAAAGTAGATGATTTTAAATTTGCAGGACCTAAGTTATAAGCAAACGATACTAAAGCATCAAATTGATTTTGATTGATAGTATCAATACAGTATGAATCAACATACTTTTCAAAACCTTCAAGCATATGTTTTAGCATATCTGTTGCTTCTTGCTCAGTAATTGCCCTATCAGACATGGTTACTTTTTTACCATTTGGATAAAAAGTAGCACCATATCCAATTGTGGGAATACCTGCAGGGCATTTGTAAGGTTGGCTTCTAAACCCTTCAAAGGATTTAATTAGCTCTACGCCTTCTGCCCCTGTTGTTGTTATCTTTGACATCGTCTTCTGCAAAGAAATTAGTTAAAAATTTACCTACTATACCTACAGCAAATAATGTAATTCCAATCCATTCATGTCCTGCTAGGTTTGCTGGGATTCCTATTAGGGCTACTGCTAGTAACGCATCACCTAGTTTGCGCCATTTAACTGGGGTTGGTTTGTAATAATTTTTTAACATATTTTTATTATACATATTATAAGACCCACTATCCCTCACAACTAATACAACTGTCGTCACGCTGTATAGCATCCCCTCTTAAGATACTTTCTGAACGCATGTAGTATAAAGTTTTAATGCCTTCTTTCCAAGCTAACTTATGTACATCACTTATATATTTTGGTGAGTCTGAGGGGTCAAATGTTAAGTTCAATGAAATTGCTTGGTCAACATATTTTTGTCTAATTCCGTTTTGCCGAACAATTTCGTATGGATTAATTTCTTTGAATGTTAAAAATATTTCTTTTTCTTCGTCAGTTAAAATATAATCAGGTAACCCCAAAACAGATCCTTTATCTTTAGCGATTTGTTCCCAAACGCTATCAATATTGTATCCTTTAGATTCAAGCAGTTTTTCCAACGTTGGATTCTTTTTTATGAACGTTCCTTTTGCTGTTTTTAAGTTATAAACATTTGCAGGAATAGGTTCGATTGAAGGGGAAACACCACCTGAAATATGAGCGTTTGATACTGTAGGAGCAATTGCTAAATGATGTGTATGACGTAACCCAGTTCCTTTACACCATTCAGGTTCACCATATAGTTCTGCTTGTTCACGAGATGCTCTTAAAGCTCCTTTCTCAATAAAATCAAACATTAAACGAGTGTAAGAATTTGCTTGTAATCCTGCAAATGGGATTCCTCTTTCTTGTAAAAATGTATGCCAACCTAAAACACCAATACCGATTGCTCTACCTTTTGATGCTGAACGGTATGTATTTTCCATGAAACGAATGTTTTTAGAGCGGTCAATGAATTCTTGTAATACACCTTCTAAAAACCAACATGTTAATTCTGGTAGGTCCATTCCATTTTCAAATTTATATTCTTTCCATTCGTCCCAACGAGCTAGATTCAATGAGGATAAACAACAAATGAATGAATGTAATTCATCTGTGTAAAGTGCAATTTCAGAACAATTATGTACTACTGCATTGTTTGCGTAAAAATTTTGGTTGTCCTGTACCGTTACATCATATACAGGTTTTTTTGTTTGTAATTTTGTTATTTTTAATCCCATATTTTAGTTTTCTTTATATTTCCATTTATAACCATAGATTGTTGGTCTTTTACCTTTTGCACATTCTCCAATAGCAGCTCCTGTCTTTTTACCTAAAAATTGTGCTGCTATTGTTTGTGATTCCCATTCTTTGATGAAATTGTCATTTAAATCAAATTGTAGTACTATTTTATTGTTTTTTCCTATATTATTTAATCTAGCTTTTTCTCTAGATTCGACAGATTGTGTTTTTCCTTTCATTGGAGAAACTCTACCTTTATGTCCTTTTGATTTACCCAAATGAGCTTTTCTTAGGTTTTTTCTATGCCATTCAGGTTTTTTTCTCCCATACGGATACCCAACACCTTTTCTGTTTCTATTATAAAATAATTTAGAGGTAAAAGCACTATAATATTCTATATAATGTTCTTCTAACTCTTTCATTACTTTAGGACAATCTATTATAGCTAAAATTTCTCGTTTAAAATTTTCTTTACCATATTTTTTAAATGCTTGTATAAGAGAAGTACCACTTCCTAAATATCCATCATTTAAATCTTTACAAACATGAGAACCTATATATTTTTTATAGTTTATTAAATTAGTTGTTATATAAACGATATGTTTAAGGTTTTTTTCGTTCGTGGTATTTTTGTTTGAGTTTTTCATCGATTTTTTCTTTATTAGACCAGTAATATTTCTTACTATATTCTCGTTGTTTGAGAATACGTTCGTCTTCTGTTTGGTATTTTTTGATACGTCCCATCGATTATAAATATTATAGATCTAAGAAAAAATCTAAGAAAAATTAAGATTTTTTTCTTGCTATATTATATAATGAACTAACTGATAGTTTCTTTTCTCCTTCTTCTGTTTTAATAGAAGCTGTATTTCCTCTACCGTCTTTAGGTAAGATTATAGATGAAATTTTAGTAGCTTCTTTATAACCAAAAAATTCACCTTCATCTTCTGGAGACATTAGAAATAAATCTCCTATTTTGAATTTTTCAGGGGTAATTTTTAAATATTTATATTCTTCTTTTTTAAAAGAGTTTTCATTTAATTGAATTCCTGCAAGTTTTTGCATTCTTTTGAATTCTTCGTTTAATTGTTTTTTCATTTTATTGGTTTTTGGTTTTTTATTAAAATTCATCATCATTATCATAATCATTATTTTTAAAAGGATTACCTTTATAAGGTACTATTTTTACCCATCCCTTTTGAATAGCTCTATTAATTTTTTTAATAACTTCATTTTTTCCAAATTGTGGGTCTTGATATTCCCCAGAAGCTATATCTAGTGCAAACATGTCTAAATTTGTAAATCTGTTTTCTCCATATAATTCATCAATATACATTCCCATATCCATTAATATTTGTTCATCTCTTGATGATAAATGATAATTTTCTGGTTTGTCAGCTTCAACATCAGAATTAAGATAATTAAGAAGTAATTCACCCATTGGTGTTAATTCTAATTGAGAGTATTGGGATTCACTTAATATCTTTTGCATTTCCTCTTTAATTAGTTGCTTTAATTCAGATTTTTTCATTTAATTGGGTTTTTAAGTGGTTTAATTCATGGTTATAAATATCAATAAAACCATTAGTAGATTCAATTATATTTGTTTTATCTGTTAAAACATTATATTCTATTTCACCTACTATTGTATCTTCTATAACATTTAAAAACCATATTTTTTCCCATTCTTTTTGAATAAAAACCAATAGATCTTCTTTCTCACTAAATATACAAAAATAATCTCCTACCTCCAAATTTCTAGTTGATTGACTTTTGGGTAATCCTAAAAATGTACCTTTAGAGGTAGGAATTTTTTCTGTAATTGTTTCTTTAATAAACAAGTTCATCTTCTTCTGTTAAATGTTGTGCTTCAACCCAACCACGATTTTTTGTTAATATTTTATGTTCAGGGGTACATTGTAATTTAAATCCAGTTACTTCATCCTCTATTTCCAATAGTTCAGCCTCTGGATTAGTCATTCCAAAATTGGTGATTAGT